GCAAAGGTAATAGAAGTTTCCACAAATACTGGTATCGCAGAAGCGCTTTTCACAGATACCACATGCCCAACCGGCGCCAGCCCCAGGCCTTCACCTGCATTCTGATCCGGATCCATAATCTCCTGGACTTTTTGAATCAAAGCATCCGATGCCACATTAAATCCAGAATCCAGGACAGTCAACAATACAGTCCCCCCGGTTGTCAGCTTCTTTTGCTTTGCGGCATGGAAAACGGAATCCAGCCAGTACCGGACTTCCCCGGTAAGCGTCTCCTTAATGCCGTTGTACCACGTTTCAACGCTTTCTTTCGCTATCATGTCAGCCGTGGAAATATCTGCATTCCATACCCTTGTCATCTTTGTTCTCCCAACTCCCGGAATCGCATTGGTTTTTTCCAGGTAATCAGCCCTGTTCCCGCCAAAGGCATTTTCATCAAAAGAAGCAAAATACCTTTGCCGCAAATCTTCCGTTTCCTCTTCATCCTCTCCAGGAATGAGGATTTCAGTCAGTTCAGCGGTTTGCAGCCCCTTTATATATTCTATGGGTATCATTGAACCGAAAAACTGATTTCCAATCTTCCCAGATGTTTCACATTAAACCTGGTATTCTCCATCCGCAATTTTCCCGGTCACAATGTAGTTGATATCACCGACATTGAACCGCTGCCCGGTCACATCAATGGTGGACGGGACAAACACCCCTTTCAATACCGCCTTTGTTGCTTCATGGGGGGATATCCCTCTTTCCTTGCAACGCAAGATCAGGAACTCCCTTGAAGCTGAATCCCCATAAGCTTCTTTCAAAATCACATCAAGTTCAAGATACAAAATTTGGAGTTCAATAGCAGTAGGTGAATGGGTGTCCCAAATAACCGAACCTTCCCGCTTGTCGAATTTATCAGGAACACGGTCAAGCATCCTTTGAAGGATTACTTCATAAGTTGTATTCTCATACATTAAAAATTCACCTCCCTTTCCGCTTGCACATCCCCGAAAATGGTATGCGCTATAAAGGTTACATGCACAACCCCCTTAAATGGGAAGTCAAATTCAAAATTGTCAACGCTCTGAATCCGATCATCCCAAAGCAACGCTTCCGAAATACGTCGCTTCAGCTCCGGACATACATAAGTTACTGGTTCACCGAAAAGGTCAAGAAGTTCAATTCCGTAATTCCAGCTATACATGATATACTGATAGCGTTCCGTCATTATAATTTTGAAAATAGCCTGCTTCACTGCTTCCAGACCGTCAGTATATCCCCGGACAAGGTTTGTGTCCGTCTGCATCTTATATGTAAAACTCGGCTGTTCCTCAATCTCAAAATCTTTATCCAAAAAACCAACCGTTGAAGGGATCATGGCTTACCCCCTATCCGGTCAATCACAATAAATTTTTGACCTTCCTGCTGCCGTATAAGTATCACTTCATCACCGACAGCCAGCCCATTATGAACGGTGATTTTCTTTTTTCCAGTTATTCCGTGCGTATGAGAAGCGAAAGCGGCATCCCCGCTTCCCCCGGATTTACTGTTTGTACTCCAGTCAACGGTTACTTCCGTTTCATGGGTAGTTACATTCCTTGTAAGGATAAGCTGCGCTCCACCCAGTTCCATCTTCTGTTCAACATTGATTTTCAACGGTGCGGCACTCACTACTTCCCCAAAGTACACATTGACGGGCTTTGACGCTTCCCGTTCGTCCCGTGAAGCCCTTTTCATAGCTTCCACTAATCCATTCGCATCAGCCAACAAATTCACCCCCTCTAAGAGTCAAATCCATCCAGTGTTCACTTTCCTTATATGTGTGTTTGCAGCTTTCCACAAGCATGAAATTCCGCAATTTCATATCCCCAAGGTCAAGGTTCACAACAATCATGCTTCCAGCCCGTACCCGATTATCACCTAAAACATTAGTAAGTTTCAAGTTACGAGTTTTCTTGTTATACAATTTCAGAAGGGCATCAACTTTCATCTGCCCATTCTCCCCCTTTTTCAGAGTATCAAAATACTGTAAGATCCCCCATTTGTTGATATTGCCGGAATCCTGTGCAATATACACTTCCCTTAACCCGGTATCTTCATTGTCATAGGTTAGCTTTATTTTGTTATAGGTATTATCATCAATCGATGAAGTGTAATCAAAGGTTTCACATGTTTCTTCATCCACCATCAAATAAGCCCCCGTACTGCCCGCCACCATGGAAGAAAGGTGTTTCAGAGCCAGCTTCCCGAAATCATCATACAAGACAAACATTTCCCCCGTGTTCTGTAAGGTCAGATCAAGAGCATTTTGTACCATTTCAAAAAGGGAAGTATTTTCTTCAACCCTTGATTTAATGATATAATTCGTATTTTCCAGTACCCCGACATTCAGCGCATAGTCTGCGGCAACCATCCGCAAGAATTGGTCCGCCGTCTTATTTTCATAAACTATGGTATCTTTATTCTTTAGATACCGTAATTGATCGTAGGCGGTAACGGTGATGATCTGCTCCTTCGACCTCTGTTGTTTGAACACAAAGCCAAAAAATACCTCATCACCGTTTTCCTTCATCCTGACTGCGCTTCCTTCTGAAAAATCCAGCACATCATCCCTTAATACCTTGAAAGACAGTTTCCCAGGTGTGTTCTTCCTTTCCGTGGTCCATTCAATCCCTTCTTCCACCGCTGGAAGGTATGCTTTTGTACCAAGCTCATTCCCAATCAACAGTTCAACGCTCATTTGAACACACCCTCTTTCTAAGCTGCTGGAATCGTCAATACCTGCCCAGGATAGATTAGGTTTGGATTCCCCCCAATTACGCTTTTGTTCGCGTTATAGATCACCGTGTATTTACTGCCGTTCCCATAAAACTTTTTGGCAATATTCCAGAGACAATCCCCCTTTACCACCGTGTAAGTCTGCGCTGCTGCCGGAGCTGGTGAAGAAACAGTTTCCCGCTGTGCCTCAACACTCGCTTTCGGTTTCTCCATGTCGAAGGTTATGTTCACTGTCTTTGTCCCGTAATCCCGCCATTGTTTCAGTTTTATCTTTACCAGGACATCGAACCCGTCCTTTGCGTCCTCTGTAATTTTGTAATCTTCCATAGATACCTTAATATTGGTATCGAAAAGTCTTTTTCCGGTCGGTCGTTTCCTGCATACAATGAACTGGAAGGGCTCCTTACTCATTTTCAGGCTTTCAAAGTAGTCCAGAAAATAGTCAGCACCTCTGAACCCCGACTTGTAAACGGCAAAGGGATATTTTTCTTGTGGTATCCTGCACTCAAATTCAATATCCGTTAATTCTGCCTTTTTCAGAATATTTATTTCCCCTTCATTTATCAAGGTGACAGTTTCATTTGCATTGTTAATTTTTACCGTAAGTTTGGGGGGTGCTATCGGTAACAAGCACTTTTTCAGGTAGAAATCATATCCGTTTTTTCCCATCAGTCATGCACCCCTTCCGTTGAAATGTCGATAGCTTCATTCACCATATCGGTCATGTCGGACATGATACCATCCAAATCCAGCCCGTTTTTAATGATGTTGTGGTTCGTCTGTTCAATGTTGATTTCTGCCGTTGTGAATCGGTTGATTGCTTCCTGCTCTGCAATATCCCGAAGGTATTTCAGTTCTTCCCCGGTTATATCCATAGCGTCAGCCATAGCCCCGGTATTCCCCGCAATATCATCAACACCGCTTCCGATACCGGAACTGTCAAATACATCCGTGAAACCGGATGTATAATCCTCCACTGGCGGAATCTCCGTCCTTCCAAACAGGTCACCGATACTGAAATCACTGATCCTCTCGGCAATACCGTCACCCCATGCCGCCCCCGCATTAAACGCATCAGAAGCCCATCCGTCCTGAAATACGTCAAACGTGTTGAATCCATCGTTGAACGCATCACTAATACTTTTGTAGCCCTCTTTATTCCCCGCTGCTTCTTCCGCCTTAGCCGCATAGTCATCAAATTCGACAAATGGCAGCTTGTTCAGGGCTTCACAAATCCCCACTATAACCGATAGTGCAGTTGAAAGAAGGTCGTAAAACCATGACTGGATTGAGCATATTGCGGTGTGAAAAGCGGTCATCATGTTACTTGCCAATGCTACGGTTGCATTTCCGATACCCAGTGCAATATTTGCCGCGGTTAAGCCCAAATTCTTGAAGAACTGAATTGCAACATTTATACCGCCAGT